AAATTCAAAATCAAATTCAAAATCAAACATAAAAAAATTTTCATATGACAATCAAGATAATTTAAGTTTGCAATCAACATATAAAAATTTTTATAATCCATTAAATTCTAATTCATTAAATCTATCATCTCAATCTCAATCTCAATCTTCAAATTCAAAAATAGAAACTGAATTAAAAATGTTGAGTGAAAAAATTAATGGAGAAACAAATTTAAAATATCAAAATGCTTTAATACAAAATAATATATCTAAATATTTAGAAGATTTAGAAGAAAGAAAAAAAATTGATAATAAATTAGATAAAATTATGGATATGATTAAATCTGATTTTGTGTCTAAACAAGAAAATCAAAATAATAAATCAAATATCGGTTCTGAATTTAAAGATTCCAATATACTAAATCTATTAACATCAACACAATTTTTAACAAATTTGTCAAAAATAAATGAATTAAATAATACATCAAATCAACAAAATACATCATATGATTCATATTTACTTTATATAGGTATTTTTCTTATAATAGTATTATTAATAATTGACATAGTATTAAGATTAAATGCAAAAACAAATTAAAAAACTCAATATTTAATTAATATTTTTCCAACTTATAAAAATATCTTTATTTGATACAATCATAGTTAAAAATTTTTTTTCTTTTAATCTTGTGTCAATAAATTTAATACATTCATATGAATTATATGTTGGATAACCAAAATAAGATATTCCTACATTAAAGATAATATCTGTGATATTTAATTCCAGAGCTGTATTAATTTTAACCAAACATTCTTTATATAATTCTTCATATAAATCATCAATTTTTTTTTTCTCAATTATTTTATTTGTTTTTATTTTATTTATAATATAATCATCTGAAATTGTTGATTTAAATGTATTTGACTCTACAAGAGTATTGACTGAAAAATCTTTTATACTTATAGTTGTTTTGTTTTGAGAATGATTTTGTAATATATTATTAGCAAAAATATTTTTAATGTTTATATCATTCATATTAGAATTACTCATAAATTGATGGATATTTAATATATAATTATATATTAAATATATAAAAATTATACTTATTTAATAACTTATATTCATATTATATCAACAAATGGAAACTACAAATGTTGAATTTGATAAAGAATTAGAACAAAAATCAGAACAAAACACAGAACAAGAAAACAAAAACAAATCATATGGAAAAAAAATTCTCGTTATCAGTGGTGGTGGATTAAAGGGATTATCAGGATTGGGTTCGTTGAAATGTTTATTGGATAATAATATAACAAATTCATTTGATACTTTAGCAGGCTCATCCGTTGGTGCTGTAATATGTTTTTTATATAATATTGGATATGAACCACAAGATATATATGATGTGTTAGAACAAATAGATTTCACACAATTAATTAAATATATTGAACCAGAAAATTTGTTATTAGACCCATGTTTTGGAATTAGTTCTCCAGAACCAATATTATATTCAATATATAAATTCATGAAAAACAAAAATATCAATAAAAATATAACATTTTCCCAACTTTATGGAATAACAAAAACTAATCTAATCATTACGGGAACTTGTCTTAACGATATTACAATCAAATATTTTTCTCATTCTACAACTCCAGATATGCAAATACTAAAAGCCCTACGAATATCTATCAGTATTCCATTTATATTTAGACCATATCAATATGATGGAAAGTTATGGGTTGATGGAGGAGTTATGAATAATTTTCCAATTGATTTATTTAATGATCAATTAGACGATGTAATTGGTATTTATATGGATGATATTTATGAAACAATTGATGAAATTGAAGAAATACAAGATTATTTTATTCGTGTATTTAGATGTGTGTTTAGAGGATTAAATTACAATAAAATAGAATTATTTAAAAAATATTTCATTCATATAAAAACTATTGGTAATCATTCAACTAATTGGGAAATAACTCAACAAGAAAAAAAAATGTTATTCGATGAAGGATATAAACAAACAATTACTTATATTGATGAATATTTGAAAAAAAAATAAAATAATTTGAAATTTATTAAATCATAAATAATATTATAGTAAGTCTCTTCGAGTGCCAGAAAATAAACTAAGTTAATTTTCTTGGACGTCTAGTTTAAAATTGGACTGAGACGGTATTAAACTTTTTTACTACACCCTACACGCGCACAGGGGGGTATGAATGGCCGGTTAAGGCTTATCTGCTTTATATACCAAAGACATTAAGGTATTACAGATTTTTTTCAATTTACTTTTTTAAAAGTTACATAAATGCAACATCATTATAAGATGATGAAACTATAAAATGTAATTACAATAAGTTTAATAAGGGAAAACAAGCAAACCTTTTATTAAACATTAACTTTATTGTTGAGTTTCATAATTTATATTTTAATATATTATTTCCTTTAATCATTTTCAATCAATTAAAAATATATTAAAATTTTACAAAAAGAATTAATGTAAATAAACACAATTTTAAACTAGACATCCAAGAAAATAAACTAAGTTAATTTTCTGGCGCTCGGAGAGACTTACAATAATTTTTAGTTAAATATATATTATAATTAAGAAAAAAAAAAGTAGAAAATGTAATGAATAAAAAGAAATAATAGAGTAAAAATAAAAAAAGATCATAATATGATTACTTACATATGTTAAAATTACATAAGTTGTTTAATAAATAATTTAAGATGTTAATAATAAAAAAATTGAAAAAATAAGTATATGAATTTAATACATAATTTATATGTTTATAATAATATATACATAAATGGGTAATTGCTTTTTTTCAAGTAAAATAAAACAATATCATAATGTTATTGATAAAACAAATGATATTATTGATGAAACAAATGATGTTATAAAACAAACTAATATCAATAAAGAAATTAATAAAGAAAATTTCAGACAAACTGAAATACATAAATTTAATAATGAATACATTGAAAAAATAATAAATAAATATATTGATGATGTCACAAAATATATTATTCAAAATTTTAATGTAAATAAAATAATTTATAGCAATATAGATAAAATAAAAAAAATGGCAATAAATAATAAAATAAAAAATTTAAAATATGTGTCCCTTAACATAATATTTGCTAATGAACAAGATGTGTATTTTATACATGGATATTTTCATCATAATAATGAAAATTTATACATAGCAAAAATTCATGATAAATCATTAAAAAACTCATCAATATTATTGTATGATGTAATTATTGAAAATACAAATGATAATATTGAAAATAAAAAAGTTCATTTTAAAGAAAATATTTTTTATGAAATTGATAATGATCAAAATGTAAATTTTAATTTTAAATTAAAAAATAATAGAGAATTGAAATTTAATGTACAATTAGAAAATATAAAAAATGATTTTATTTTGTATCGAAATTATTCAGAAATGTTTAATAAATAATATTTTTACATTATTTATTTAAATTCTCTTTTTCTAACATTTGATGTTTTTGGGATATTAGCATTTGATTTTAATTCTGTATATTCGTCTTGTTTTTTTGCAATTTTATCAATTCCAATTTCTTTTTCCAATTCTCCAAAATCCTGTTTATTTGTAGAATTTATTTCATCCATAAACTTTAACATACCATCAATATCTGATGAATTAGAATTGGATTGAGATGTAATATTTGATAACCCAAAACCCATATCATCAAGGTCAATAATTTCCGGTAAATCTGATTTTTTAATATAAGGTTTGGCAAATTTCTTAATTTCACTATTTGATGATAATGATTTATCCAAATTATTATAATATTCATCGACATTTTCCTTGAGATGTTTTGTTTTAAGAAATTTTTCAACTTCTTTAACTTTAGAAGTTGATTCTAAATTCTTTTGAACATCATTAAAAATTTTTTCTTGTTCTTCTTGTCTTTTCTTCAAATATATATCAATATCATTATTTGTTAATTTATTATCCATCCGTTTAGTTGTTTTCCATTGCATGAATTCATCTATATTTAAATTTGTATTTGTTTCAGATGATTGCGTTGTATTCATATCAGAAATATTTGAATATAAATTTGAATCAAAATGTTTATTTTCATCCATAAAAGAAGAATAACCATTAGAATATCCTGGCATAGTATCAATTGTTCCCCATTCTTTTATCATAATTGAATTTGAGAAAGCTTGAGCATTTTTATATTTAAAATATTCAAAAACATCATTTATATTGACTTGGTCTTTATGTTGAGAAATAAAGTTTGATAATGTGTTGTCTGATGTTTCAATATCCATATTTTTCCTTTCTGTACGAACATCATTGTATCTGTCTTTCATCTCTTCTTCATTAACTACAGTATCTTTATATTGGTCTCTATATTCATTAAATGTATCAGCATATAATTTATCTAATTCTTCCTTGGAAATTGGTTTAGTGTTTGCAGACATAAAATTTTTAAAATCATCTCTCAATCTCAAAATATCATCACCTTTAAATTCATCCATACTTTTTTTCAAATAGTATAAATCATATTCTTTTCTTGTTTCTTTATTAAAAAGAATTTCATAAGCACGAGTAATTTCTTGAAATTTATCACTTGAACCACCTTGGTCAGGGTGATTTTTTTTAGCTTGTTTAATATAAGCCATTTTAATTTCATCAGCTTTAACATCCAGTTCAACTTCTAAAATTTCATATAAATCAACAAATGTTGGTGAATCATAAACAAAATCTAATAATCCTGACATTATAATATTAATATAATTGATTAATATTTATATTGATTTTAAAATTTTTTTTTAAACCCACTTATATTTTTTTAAACAAATTTAATAAATAAAATTTATGTATCATGTTTAATTTAATATAAAATTCAAATATTTATATTAAGAGAATTAAAAATTTTTTAGTTTTCCAATGCTGATTTAACAGTTTGAGGAGTGATATTGGAACCAAGATTTTTATGAACTTTATTTCCTTTAACAATAATAGCAGTAGGAATAAATTGGACATTATATTTAGAAAATAAATCATTTGATTTAGCTGAACCATCTGATTGAACTTTTTCAACATCAATACCTTTAGATTTAGCTAAGGCACATACATTTGAATGTTGATTATCTAAATATGTATGGCAATGAGGGCAATGAGAAGAAACAAAAACATATAATTTTAATGGTTCATTTTCATTGTCAGTATTGGCAAAGGATTCATTAAAAAATACCTTTTGACCCAAATAGATGATAACTAAAATTACAATTAGAATAATTATAAAAGTATCCATTTGTATTTTGATATAATATAATTAAATGATATAATAAAAAATCAAAAATATAAAAATATATAATTAAATATTTTTTATAATAAATTTTTCAATTGTATAATTGTATAATTGAAAAATTACAATTTAACTAAATATACATCAATTATTTTTGTAAGTGAAAAAATAATTAATTAATTTTAAAAAAATATTTTCTATAAATTAATATATACATTGAAATGTCTGAAACAACAACCCTTGAAATATTTGCTCCACTTGAAACATATTTTAAAATTTTATGTGAATCTAGAGAATGTGATAATTTTTCTGGTTCAGACTGTCAAAAATTAATTAATATTCTTACTGAAACAGAAAGTAGTAAACCCGAATGTACTAATAATTTTATTAATGCTTTAAAAAGTTTTGCTTATGAACTTAAAAAAGCAGATACACCTATCAGTTTATATACAATCAAAGGTAAATTAAAAAATATATTTTTATTAAGTAAAGAACGTGATATCGATGATATTGTAAATAATGTAGATAATGCTACAGATTTAAGTGGTTTTAAAATGATTCAAGATAATGGGGAAGAAAAAACATATAAAGAAATATTAGAAAATATTATTAATTCAAATGTTAAGGCTGATAATAAAACTATTTTTAATATATGGATTAATGAATCTTTTCCAATATATGAAGCAAATAGAAAATATTTTAATGATAAAATTAAACCAAATTTAAAAGATTTAGTTCCTTGCCAAAAAAGAATTTTAAATGATTATTTTGAAGTCAAAGTTGGAAATTCTTCTTCAAATGTATCTGTTGAAGATTATATCAGTAAAATGGACAGTGATTATTCAGGAAAAGCAGCTAGATTAAACACCAAAGTAGAAGGTGAAAGAGCTAAAATAGTGAATTTATTGCCTGAATCAGTAAAAGAAGCTTTTGATAAATTTTTAGTTTCACCATCTGATGTTAAACCTGATTTTGTTTATAAAAATGATTGTTATGCATTTAAACCAACAACAAAAGAACCTGTTAAAGGAGGATATGAGGTTCCTGATACAAATGCTGTATTAAAATGGTTTGGAAAAATTGCTTTAGAATTAAATGCCAGACCTAAAGGTCCATCATATGTCCCAGAAGCTGAAGATAAAGATCCATTTGTTGATTCTGATGGTGTTGAATATAATTTTCCTGCTGATTTTGAAGTTACCAAATATCAATGGGGTGTTGATAAATCTGGTAAATTATATAAAAAAGATGATAAAGGTATGTATAACGAATATCCAAAAAGTAATTTAGATGCTGATGCCAAATCATTTCAATCTAAAGATGGAAATTGTGGAAAATTATGTATTTTTGAAGATGTCAATGAATGTTCTAAATTTTTTGAAAAAATGATAAAAGGCGATCCATTGAAAATTGACGAATTATCCGAAATAATTAACAATGGTGATTTTGTTAAAAGTTATAAAGCTCTTAAAGAAAATATCGTTAATGTTAATCCATTATTTGTCGTAGGAACATTGAAATTATTCGGTTTTCAAAAATATACAGAATTAACAGATGATGGAAGAAAAATGGTTAAAATGGAAAGTTTTTCTCGTTGGTGGAATAGACAAAATCTTGACAATAAATTAGCCACAAAGTTAAATATTGTATCTCCATTTCCAGGTTATCATTCAAGTCAATCTCCTCAAGCTCCTGCCAATTTGGAATTGTTTTTCAAATTATTGATAGCTTTCATTAACAACAATGAATTTGTATTAAATCCAAGAGACAAAACATATATGAATAGAACAGGAAAACCAAGATTAAATTTATATGGAGAATCAAAACCAACAATGATGGTAGATGGTAAAGAAGTTCTAAATCCATATTATAAAAGCACTTCAAATAGTGCAAAACCAGAAAGTTTATCAAATTTAATTGATTTAATGAAAAAAAATATATCATATAGTTCAAGACCTGTTAGTATGGGAATGACTGAAGAAACATTGAATTTAAGTACTTTATTAGGTTTAATGGTTGGTGTTACAAATGGTGGTAGAATAAGTTTATCTAAAATGCCAAGATATTCTACAGGTTATGGTTATGTTGTTGGTGGTAGTGTCGATAATGTCGAAGATAATAAAGAACCATATTTATTACCTTGTGGTAAAGATGCCTTATCTGTTTATAGAAAAGGTATAAATGCTTTAGAACAAAAAGGTAAAACTCTTGATTCAAAAATTAATAATGAATTATTGGAACAAATACGTCAATTATGTAAATTAGAAAAATCAGTTAGCGAACAATTAACCGTTTTAGCAAGTTATGTTAAAATTATTAATATATTAAAAGATGACAAAAACCAAAATGTTGACTATAAATTAATGAACAATGCCATTGAAAATTATAATAGTTCAAGTGCTAAATTAGCAGAAAAATCTGATTTAACAATTATATCAATATTGAAAAATTTATATGAAAATAAAGAACCAACTTCTTTTTACAGTGATCTATAATTAATTTTAATATAAATATATACAAAATTAATTTCAATAATAATTTTTATATAAAACATTTATTTATATAAAAAATAATTTAATAAGGTGAATTAAATATTGTAGCAGCTACACCATTAGCAATTTTAAGAAAATTATAAGTAGTTATGTATCCTTTATATATATATTTATTGTAATCAATATCAATAGGATAAACAGAAACATTAATTTCAAAAGTATTAAAATATGATAAATTAATTGAACCTGAAGGTTGAGATGATGTTGAATAAAGTTCAAAAATATTTAATCCAAAACCATTATTATTTTTACTCATAGGATAATTAATAAAAGGAATTAATGAAGAATAAAATTTCATATCATTATTCATCCCTGTAGCATTTGAATTTAAACTGAAATAAATTGTTTTAATTAATGGTTTATTATTTGAATAAATAAAATTAATAATATTTTGTATTTTTACTAATTGTGGATTAAAAAAATATAAATTATAATTGAAATTTTCATTCACATTATAATTTTGAAAATAGTTTATTTGAGCCATAAAAATAACATATTTACATGGATTAATACTTTCAATGTGAATTTTGCTATTTATATTTTGATAATATAATGGGTTTGTAAATGAAACTTGTTCTATTGTATAAGTGTGTTTTGTCAAATAAAATTTTTTTCTTTCTTCTTTATCAATATAAATGTAATTACACAATAGATACATATTTTTAAACACAAAATTATTTGGTTTATTAAAATTATAAGATCTTTGTATATAAATACTTTTTGGATCATTGGGAACTGATTGTTTCGGTATATAAATAGAACCACTATATAAACCATATATAACAAATTTAATTGGATTAGAATAATTTAAAGAATTAATTATTGTATCAAGATTATAAGCTGTTGATATAAATGAATTATCTGAAATTTTTCTATAATATAATAAATAATTATTTACTATATGTGTATTTGGGTCATATCCACCAATATCAAGACTATCAAATTCAGCCCATGCAATACCTTGATTAGAAATTTGAAATAATGGTTCTCCTAAAATCCCATCACCGTAATATGTTTCAATTTGTACATAATTTGATGGACTGAAAATTCCACATGATTGAAAATCATTTAATTGTATATTAAATCTAATCGTCATATATTCTAAACATAACAATGGTAAAGCTGAACCTGCATTATTACAAAACCAAAACCATAATGGAACATACAATGTTTTTGAATTAAAATTTTCATTTAAATGTTGATATGTAGTAAGATCTGGTGTATTTCCAATATACTCGTCAATTGAACTATTGAAATTATTCCAATTTAATTCTTCCAAAACACCCATCCATTCACCCCATTGTTTTGAAACTGTTTGATTTCCAATTTCAATTTCTACATAATCAATAATAGCATATGCTAATTTTCTTGTCCATTTGAATTTTATTTTATTATCAATATTATTATTAAAATCATAAATAATTGGAATATCAGGTAATTCTATAACTAACCACATTTTATGTAATAAATCACCAATTTTACCTATTTCTACAGTATATTTTTTGCCAAAAGTTGTTTCATACAAAAAATTTACTTGAACTGTTTCAATTGAAAAATTTGTGTATCTTCTATATACTATTTTAAAAAATGATATTTGGGGATTTTCTGACAATACAATATTTTCCTCTCCATAAGCAACTAAAATTATCTCACCAGCAGGCATAAAAATTTAATCAATATAATGAAATAAATATTTATTATTTTATAGTAAAATAATAAATAATAATTTTAAGAAATAAATAATATACCTGCTAAACTTGATTGATATCTAACAATATTATATTCGTATGTAGTTAAAAACATTTTAAAATTTACATCTTTTAAATTAAATAGTGTATTTATATTATTTAAATATTTCATTAATTTAATTTTATCAATTTGAACTTGAATTCTAAATGTTTTATAATTACTCATATTGATTGCTCCAGTTGGTTGAAAATCTGTAGGTTCAAGTGCAAAACTGTAAGTATTATATTTTTTTTCTAATTCTACTTTTGTGTTGTATTTATAAGGATTTAATGTAGTAGTTATTTTATTGTAATCTGGTGATGTATTTGAATCCAAAAAATTTATTCCATCTCTTCTTATACCATTTAAATAAAATTTTGTATTAATAATGAAATCATATTTTGTATTAATAGTGAAATCATTTAATGTTATATTTTGCTTATTTTCCAAAAATATTTTCATTAGATTTATGTTTTTTAATATACAAAATTCATAATTATCTATTGTCATATCAAAAGACCAAATAATTTCTTTAACTAAGTTATTTAATTCAATATCAAAATTTATATTTAAAACATTTTTACCTAAATTATAATCTACAATATCACTGATATTTTTATTAATTTGATAAAAATTATTTCTTTGAATTAAATTATCTATTTTGTTAGAACATAATTTTATTCTTTCATTTTTTTCAATTAAAATAAAATCAGCATTTAATTTTGTTTCTATATTTAAGGGAGTAAGTAAATTTATATTATATGAATTTTTATATATATTGATGTTTGCTAAATATGTAAGAATTTTAATGTTTGTATTCATACAAGAAATTAATGGTATTGAATTAAAATAATTTTCAAAGAAAAATTTGATTGGAATTATATATGTTTGTTTATATGAAAATTTTATATATGGTTTTAAACCAGACACAATATTAGTATTATTTATTTTTTTTAAACCTAACATTTCATTCAACAATCCTTGTTTATTTAAATTTTGAAAATTATCAATAAATATTTTATAATTATAGTTATAGTATTGTGCTATTATTTCATCGTCAAATAAAAGTTCCATTCTATCAATTAATTTAATAATTCCATACTCATTTATTAATGAATTATTTAATTTGATAATATAATCAATTAGTTTTTGTTGTAGTTGATTATCATTGAATACATTATAAATACTTTTAATATAATAAATTAATTTTGAACTATTGAAATCAGCAACCAATCCCAATAAATTTTTCCAATTTATAATTTTATTATTTTTAATTTTGATTTCTTCAATATTATTGAAGATATCAGCATTTATTTTATTTATTAAATTATTTTTGTCATAGTTTCCATTAAATAATGAATTATTAATTCCTAATAAATTGTTTATTGTTTTATTTGATACAAAATCAAATTTATCACCAATTAATTTATTAAAATAACTTATTGTAGCTTGAATAAATTCGTAATTATTATAGTTATTAAACAGTAAAATATCTAATCCTCTAAAAAATGAATTATTATATATGACATTTGAATTTGTATTTTCAATAAATAATAATATTTGTGTATTAATAATGTTTGATAAATCATAAAATAAATTGCTTACATATTTCAAATCATATTGTATATTTATTCCTAATGTACTCCAAGTAATAAAACAAGAATAGTAAAATAAAATAATTGGAACATTACTATAAAGATCATGATTATTTAATTGATTATATATTAATGAAAAAATTGTTATTTGTGAATTTTCTTGTTTATAATTATTTTCATCAAATATTTTATTAAAAGATGAATCATTTACACATATATTATTATTGTCTTGTCCTCCAAAATTATCTAATAAAATTGAAAATTGAGTATAAATATTATTAAATATTGTATCGTTTATTTTTTTAATTATTTTTGTAATATCTAATAAATATATATCAACATAAGAAGTAAGATTACCTAGAGTATTAATTATTATATTATAAAAAGTATTTGAACTTATTGTATTTTCATCATTAAAAGTTAATTTATTTATTTGATTATTATATATTTGACCAATATAACCATCATAATTATTTTTATTATTATCAAATGTATTTAATTTATATTTTATACTGTCATTAATTGTATCATTTTGTATATTTTTGTAATAATTACTTATTGAGTTATGATTAATGATATTTGAGTTTATACAATCCATATATACTGCAAAATTTGAATTTATATCTAATGTGTTTATTTTTAATCCATAATTAATATAATAATGTGAATTAGTCATGATTTGTTGTTCCAAGTCATAATATGTATTATTATTAATATATTCTAACACATAAACATTGATGATAATCCAATATAAAATATATAATTCATTGAAAATATTAAAATTATATTCAAAATCATATTGTTGTATATTATTGTAATTTTTTTCATTTATTACTAACCAATTCATATATGAATAATATAAATTGAAAAATGTTATATAACTTCTTAGTTTTTCATTGGGAACATTATTAATAATATTATAATCAATAATTCCCCAATTATTATTTAATATTATTTTAAATATACCATCAACACAATCAGTAAAATTATAATTATTTTGTGAATTTTTTATATCGATAAAAAAACTTGATTCAAAATTATTTTCAGATAATTTTTCATTATATTCTAATGATAAAATATTATTGATAATATTTGAATTAATAATTGAATAGTTATTATTTACATCAATATTACCAAAAGCCAATTCATAAATTTTTATGAATACATTTTGAATATCGGAATAAAAATCATTATTTATTGAAAAAATATGATAAATATAATTCTCAATCAAGTAATTAAAGTTTAATATGTCTAAAGTAAATTCTTTAATTGTGTATTGATTATTTATTAAAACATGATATTTAAAAGATATATTTGAAAAATTTACACTCCATACATCATTAATATTTTTATTGTATGTATTATTATTTATCCAATATACTAATTGTTTTACTGATTGGGAAAATTTATTTATAAATTTTTTTTTGTCAATAATATTGTTTATAATATAATATATTTTATCATTTAATTGCATAGTTTTTGAATTTGTTAAATTACTTACTATTTTTAAATTAAAATAATATTCAACATTAATATAATTGGTAATATAATTTATTAAAATATCATTTATTTCATAAATTACATCATTATTTATTTCAAGTTTTAAACAATAAATGGTATTTATTTTGTAATATACAAATCTTAATATTGTTTCAAATTTAAATATACAATTTAAATAATTTTTAAAGTATTCAAAGTTATAATTGTAATCCATATTTAAAATATTAAAAAAATCTATTACATCATATTTAAAGTCTATAGTACCTAAAGTTTCAGTTGAAAATAATTGATAGTTATAATAACTAATAATATAATTTTTAATTTCTATATAATTCTTAAACATAGGAACATTTGAATATAATTTTTGAATTTTTAAATTAATTAAATCCGGAATATTTGAATTTATTCTAAAAGTATAATTATATGTGAAATATAATTTAATTATTTTATTAATTATATGAATATAATTATTAGGTTTTTGAATAGTTAAATTATAATATGTGTTTGAAATATAACTTGAAATTAAATTTACAAATAACCAAATATATAAATTTGAGCTAGATTTTTTAATATTTGCGATAGCATTTGAATTATTCTCTATACCTAAATAGTATTCATATAATTTTTTATAAATAACTGTAAAATTATTATAAAAATTATTGTAATTGAAGTTGTATAAATAATATTTAATATAAAAATTTTTATATAAATAATCATAATTAATAGTTATAGGTAAGACATCATAATCATTTGGACTTATTAATGATAAATTTTTATTATTGTCTGATACTAATTTATTTAATTTTTGGATATTAAACAGTTTTGATGAAAAATAATTATATTTATCAAAATTTTGATATGGTGTAAGTTCCAAAGATAATATGTAATTAGATACATAACCTTTAAAAATTTCCAATAACTCATTTAAATTATTTGTTCCCGTTCTCAAATTATTCAGTGTTGAATTGAAATCATTAGATAAATTTAAATATGTTATAGAATAGTTATTTAATAATAAACATGATAAATTATATAATAAGTTATAGTCATTAACAATAGTTTTAGTATATTTATTTTTTGTATCAATAGTAAAATCACTTGTATTGATTAATTTATTTTGGGTTGTATTTGATAAATCATAAATTAAACTATTAAATTTAATTCCAAGCAATTTTAATGAATAAAATGTTAAATCAAAATTTTGTGCATTATTATGATTTATATCATTATTGAATATCACATTAATATCTGAAATTAAATTAGAAATAGTTGGTTTAAACATATTATTAATAAGTAAATTATCTGTATATATATCAGATTCACCTATAACATTATAATATGTATCAATATATTTATTTGATAAAATATTAAAAGAAATAATTGGTGAACATACCTTTTTGGTCTGTTTAACTATATAAATTATATCTGTATTATTTTGTATAAAGTCAGGATAATTAGTAATTTCCATATTTTTATTATCAATAGTTGTATCCATATTAAATATTTCATAAATAGACCAATTTAATATTTCAATGTTATTTTGATAATTTAATACATTTAACAATGAAACATCTTTTTTAATATTTTCATTTAAAGTATATTCCATGATAATATTTTTATTAATTTCAAAATTATTGATGAGTAATGATGGAGTTAAATATAATATTAACCAACTAAAAAATAAAAATATAATAATTTTTTTTTTCAAATGATCTTTTTGAATAGATAATTTTGAACTTATTGTATTTGATTTCGATAATTCTACAATATTAATAAATATTAAATTTGGACTATATGATTCATTTAAACATATATAATTAAAAATGTAATTTAGCAATTCATCATAATTATCAATATTTTGAAAATATTCAATTATTTGAGTTTTATCATCTAATAATAAATTAAATATTTTTAGTTCATAAAACTTAATATAATCAATAAATTTAATAAACATTTTGTAATATGAATTAGAAAAATTATAATCAATTTCTATATTTGATATAATTTGATTGATCCAATAATTTTGTGTAAATGATATATTATTAAACCAATTCTCATAATTATATATTTGAAAAATTGATTGGTTTGAATAAATACTTGTATTATTTAAATATTGTTTATTGTTATTTGATTGTTTTTTATTATTCAAACCAATATATAATTTAATTACATCATACAATGTAAGATTTGAAATTATTTTTCTTGTTTCATTTTTATCATACGAATTATTTATCAAAAAATCTGTTGATAATATATATATTATTTTGTTAATTGAATTTTCATATATCAATGAATTTGAAATAAGATTATTGACATATTTTGAAAATAACATATATATATCAATATTATTTGACAATTCAACAATATTATTATATGATGTTAATATTTCATCATTATTAATTTTTTGATTAGTTGTTATTTCAATCTCGTTATATGCCTGATAATATAATGTATTAAAGTAATTATATTTTTTTTCAAAATAAAATTTTTTCAAATTATAAAATATGTAATCTATTATTCTATTTATATAATGATTGTTTGTAGAACCATAAGAACTAAAACTTTTAGTCAAATTTATAAATATTGTTGTTAATTTGTATATTGAATCATCATAATTATATTTTTTTTGTTCAATATAATTTAAATTTAATGAATTATTATTATCAATTATATTTGTTGATATAATATTTGTATCATTGATATAAAATATTAAATTTGTTTTATCAATTATATTTAATGTTGTTTCACAATATAATGAATTAAAAACATTGTTAATATAAATTTTATTTGTATTATTTTCAAAATTATTAAGATAATACGATGAGTAATAATTTATAGGTGTATAATTTAAATTATCATACATTGTACTTATTTCTTGATTATTGGTTAAAATATTTGTAAATACATTTTTTTTATTTAAATTATAATTGACATTTTGTGTATTATTGTTAATAACAATCTCATTATTTGTTACATAAATATAAAATGAACTAAAATCTAAATTAATATTAACTTGTTTGTTTGAATATATTTTAATTAAATCTTGGATACAATTAACATAAATATTTATTGAATATTTGCCAACAATAAATTTATCAAATGATATTAAAAAATCATTATTTAAATTATTAACAGTTAGTATATATTTATTGTATTCATTTATATCAATATACAAACATTTGTAAATAAAATATATATAATAATAAAGTATAACGATAAAATTATATTTTTCATAATTTTCATTATTATCTTTTTGTAATGATATATTTGAACCATTAACATCATTAAATGTTTTTAAATATTTATCAATCACAAATATACTAATGTAAAAATCATAATCTGATATTAAATATAATATTAAATAAACAATATTAATATCAACATATGATGACATAAAGTTAATGTAAATTTTAAAATAATTAATATCAATAAAGTATTTAAATGTAAATACATTGTATAAATTATTTTGAAAATATTCAAGAACATCAGTAATATTTGTTGAAATATCAAGATAGTTAGTATTTTGTTTTGGATTAAATTCTTTAAAACAATATTTATAATTTAGACTTCCATATTCATTATAATATTTTGTTGTAAAGTTTATACTATCATTTATAGTTTTTATATTATTTTTATTAATATTATCAAATACATTACCAATATAAAATGATGTATAACAACAATTAAAGTAAAAATCACTTTTACTAAATTCGCTAAATGTATTAATTTCACTTATATATGTATTTAATTGATCTATAATATTATTGTAATTGAAATCATTTTTATTAAAAAAAATTGTTGTTAAATTAAGTATATTGTCAAAATTTATAAAATATTGTTTATTGTCAATAAGGGTATTTATAAATAATGATACAATTATATCATCATAATTTTCTTTAAATTCATTACAAATATTTGGTATATCATTTAAAAAATTTTCATTATCAATTTTGTATTTTGATAGTTGCTTTTTAATAACATAAAAAGAATTATATATATATATATATTTATTTGAAACATTATTTTTAATTATTTCTTTAAATTTTAAATCATCAAATATATTAATATTGTCATAACATATAAAATTATTTTGTATTGAATATATACTACTATTTGTTCTTTGCAAATTATATTTTTCAACACTTATAATTTCATCATTAGTCAGTTGTAAATTATTAAAAACTTTGAAAAAATTTAGTAAAAATGATAAAGTCAAATCTCTTAGTGTTGATAAATCTTTGTCAATAGTAATATTTAGTGAAGTTAAATCAATAGTAATTTTAGAAATTAATGTAAAATAAAAATATATTCTGTAAAGAGGAGAATTAATAGAAAATAGAAAATTATTATATATTTGTTCGATTAAAAAGTTAGTTGAATATAATGCTGTATTACATTTATCTTGTTTATCAAATATATAATTAAAAAATGAATTATTGAATATATTTCTATCCACATATAAAAATAATTCATACATCATTTTATTGTTTAAATTAATATTTTGCAATGAATAATATGAATAAATAACATTGTAATTAATGTTTTTAATTTCATCCATATAAATATTAATATATTTCATATTTATTGATTTTATAAAATTATCTGTTTGATAATAATATTGGGATATAATTTCATTGAATGTTGATTTAATTAAAAAATCATTAACCAAAATATTTGAATCATTTGTATTTATATTGATTTTATAATCATTTAAATATTTTTTTACAATATTATTTAAATTAATTTTAATATTATTAGTGTATTTATCTTTACTAACATTATATAATAAATCATTGTTTGTTATATCATTAATACATATACTTTTTTGATTATTTGAATATATATATATATATGATGAAAATGGCAATATATTTTGAGATAAATTTGAATTAATAAATATATTTGATAACTTACCATTTGTTGTATATAGACTTAAATAATTTATTTCTGTTATGTAATTTAATAGTAAAATAGAATTTGTAATTAAAACAAATAAACCATTATTCATAATTCCATTTTTAATAATATTTAAATTATTCATTAATAATAATGTATTTAAATTATCATTTTTTACAATATCAAATAAATTATTGTTATTTATATAATTTGATGTGTAAATATTTTTCACTGTTGCTGAATCTAAAGGTGTATTTATTAAATTATTAGAATATAATAATTGTGATACTAAATAATTATAATCATCTGTAATATTATTATAATTTAACGTCATTGTTTTTATCAAATTATAATTAATATAAAAAGTATTGATAATAGATGTATAATATGATAAATGATTATTTGTAAATGGTTGTGCATATGTAATTGTTTGTAAATTTTCATAAATATTTTTAGAATATAAAATTATAAAAAAACTTTTTAAACTTACAATCAATGTATTTGGATCCATTAAATAATAAATTAGTTTATCATTAAATTCAACAATATTTGATGTGTATTTTAACATAATATCTATGGAATTTAATAATTTATTTTCATTTACAATTTTTAAATAATTTTCTATAGATGTTTGTTGATTATAACATATTAAAGATATATATATTTTAATTAATAAATTAATTGATAATTTACTATTATTTAAATTAAATAAATCTAATACTGTATTACTATTTTGTATCAATAATTCATTATAATATTCATTAGTTAAATTGCCAAAAAAAATTATTTTTTCCATTATTGTAAGAACAGAATATGATACATCATTTCCATTTAATATAGCTAAATATACTGTTGTATCAATATTTTTATTTAAAATCATTGAAGTAATTTTATTGTAAATTTTATCTGTAAATGTGTTTTTTGTGGATTTATATTTATTGTTTATGATTTCTAATTCGAATATTTCTACATTAATATAAAATAATTCTAATAATAAATTATATAATTCCAAAGAAAAATTAACAGAATAATACACATAATTTACATCAAATTTTATTTCATTAATTTCATTAATAAACAAAGGTGTCATTATTAATGAAATCAACATATTATAATATTTATTTATTGTATATGATATTCGTATAGAAATATTTATCTTTTTAAAATCTATTTGTATATATGATAATTTAGAATATGGAATTGTATCTATAAAATAATTTAATAAATTATTTGAAATAATATTAGAATTATATAAATTAATGTCAAATGAATAAAATAATGTATTTAAATCAATATTATAAAAAATATTTAATTGATCTGTTTGTAAAGTTATATTTGGTTGAGATTTCAATAAATTAATCAATATTTGTTCGTTTAATATATTTGATGAAACTACAGATAATATAGGATTTGATGATACATCATTTGTATAATAATTTATTTTAATTATTGATATATTAGTTATGTCTTCAATAGAATAATTATTTTTTTTAATATAATAACAGTCATAAGTATTTAATAAAATAATATTTAGAGTAGAACATAATTCATCATTAAATTTAAATAATTCAAAATAATGATCGTTTAAAGTTAATTCTAAATAAGATTTACCTAATAAATCTCCATTTTTCGGAATATTAATTGATATTATATTATTGACATCTAAATTCATTATATCTGTTGCTTTAATATTATTTGCATTAATTTCCATATTATTTATATAAAAGTTTGTATGTCTTCTATAATATATTTTAAAAAAACTAATATTTGGATTATAATTAAAAATATTTATTTCACTTCCAACAGCAAGTAATTGTATATATCCTGAACCCATATCTTTTAAATCTAATTAATATAATTAATGAATATTTTTTTAAACATTAAAATTTAATTAAATCCAATTAAATTTTAATAAATTAATTATAAGTATAAGCAGTTGCACCGATGCCACCAATAATTCTTAAAACATTAAAATTTCTTGTTTGAAATGTTAGTTTATATTCATCATCTGAACCGGTTGAGATTGATGATAATATTGATGTTCCATTAATAAATTCACTAATAAATTTATCATTAATTTTATCATTAATTTTTAGTTTTAATCCAATATATGATATTCTACTCATATTACAAGAACCTGATGGTTGAGATTCTATTGGACTTAAACTAAAAGAATATGTATTTAAACCTATTTGTGGTGTTGAATTATAATATGCGTATGGTTGTAAATAATTAAAATAATTTGAATTTTCACCAAACAATTGTGTTCCATTAAGATAAAAATAAGACTGCAAAATAATTTTATTCAATTCAATTGTTGCTGATTGAAAAACAAATCTATTAGATATATATTGTATGATTATATTTAATTGTTGTAAATATTTTAAATCATTATTTATAACATATAATCCTTGATTAAAAACAAATGGATTAAATAAATATTTGGGGTCTGACAAAGTTAATGAATATTTATATACATCAATTTTATCTTGTCCAACATTCATTTCATTAAATAATTGTGTTGAATATATATAATCAAAAACATTAATATTTTTACTAAATATATCTTTTGATGATAAATTTTTATGAAAGAACCAAAACATATCTTTACAACAATGAAAAATGTCTAATTGAATAGTATTATTATTAGAAGAAATTTTATTAAAGTCAATTTCTTGAACTTGTTCTATTAAATATTCGTGTGCTGAACGAGCAAATTTATTTCTTTCAATTGAATCTAAAAAAATTAATTCATTTAACATTGTTATTTCTAAATTTGTATCAATTATTGTATCATAATTTTCTATTATTAAGTCAATAATTTTATTATTATCAACATTTGTATTTATTCCTGTGTCAATTCTTATACAATCCAATAATTTTTTTGTATTAATTTTTATTTGAATGGAATTATATTGAAGTGAAACTAGAGGAAATGCCAAACCATAATTTGACAAATTCCAAAATGGAATTGGTAAATATAATATTTCTTCATCAATAGTTTCTTGAAATTTATTTATATATATATTATTTCCTATTAATCTATTGTATAATTCTTTATTTTTATAATATAATTCTGAATAATTATTTATATATGTATCTGATAATGAATATATTTTATTACTACCAATATAAAAATCTATGGAATTAAATAAATATATAGCAATTTTATTAACCCAACATATTTTTATTTTATTATTGTTATTAGCATTATTTACAATTGAATTATATATTACCATATCTAATTCATCTAAAATATCGATATTTTTTTGAATTGTAAATTTAAATCCATCATATGAAATATATTCATTTGTATATTTTTCATAAATGTATATTAATTCATCATTAATAATTTTAAATAATGATGCATTTATATATAAGTTAATATTATATATATATATATTTTTTAATGTTAATACATTATTATTAAAAAAATAATTTATGGTATTAAAAAATTGATTATATTCATCAACATTAACATATGTTAATATATAATTTTTTAAATCTTGAATATAAGACACATAATTAACAATATTATTATATTTTTCAAAAAATATTCTAATAGTGTTTTTTAAATTATTACAAAATGTTTTATAATAATTATAATATGCAATATTAACATTAACATTATACAAAGAATTATTGCTATTTAACAAATTATTTAAATATGATAAATTTATTTTTGGCAATTTGATTTTTAATATCATTTTTGACAATAAATCACCATTATTTTTTGGAATATTTAAATATGATGTTGTATTGAAATTTGGAGAATTATCAAATGATAGTTCAATAAATTTTTTTCCAAAATTAGTATATCTTCTATATACTGTATGAAAAAATGTTATTTGGGGATTTCCTGTCAATGATAAATCATCAGCACCATATGTTACAATCTGCATTAATCCACCTCCCATAATTACTTATTAATCTTTATTATTATTATTATTTTATCTTTAAAATAAAAAATTTTAACGTGTTTAATTATAAAGATTTAATTATTATTATTATTTATAATAATAATAATGGATAATAATTCAAACAAAGAAACAACAACAAATAAAATACAAACTGAAACAGAAATAGATACATTTGACAATTTATGTTTAGGTATTGACTTTGGAACAACTAATTCTTGTTTATCTGTTTGGTATAAAAATAAGTCAATTATTATAACAGATATTGATGGAAGTGAAATAATTCCTACAGTTATTGAAATTAATTCTGATAAAAAAATAATTGGTAAACAAGCATATTTAAGAAAAGAAATCTTTGAAAATACTGATGGTATTGGTATTGGTATAAGTAAGAATATTTTTTTAATATATGAAATAAAAAAATTACTTGGTAAAAAATTTTCTGAATTAAATAAAAAACAATTAGAAATGCTGGCTTATGATATTAAACCTGATGTTGATGATAATATCTTGATTGTTGATAATGAGACAGGAAAATCATATTATCCAGAAGAAATTGCAACACATTTATTTATGAGTTTTAAATTGAAAGCTGAATTATTTTTATCCACCAAATTTAACAAACAAATAACTATATCCAATTCTGTAATTTCAGTTCCAGCTTACTTTAATAAAAACCAAAGACAAATTATAAAAAATTCAGCAGAATATGCAGGTCTCAAAGTATTAAGATTAATAAATGAACCAACAGCAGCAGCAATTTGTTATGGACTTAATAAATCAAATAAAGTTGATGGATTAAATATTATTGTTTTTGATTTTGGAGGAGGAACTTTAGATGTCAGTCTTCTAAATATTAATGATGATGTTTATGAAGTATTAGGTTCTTGTGGAAATAATAATTTGGGTGGTAGTGATTTTGATACAATGTTAATGGAATATGTTTTAAAAGAATTTATCACCCAAAATAAAATTGAAGATTATGAAAAATTTATTTCTGAAATATCTGAAAATTCATTACAAAAATTAAAATTATTATGCGAACAAGCAAAAATAGCATTATCAGAACATGTAAATACTAAAATAAAAATACCCAACTTTTATTCTTCAATGGAATTAAATGTAGGATTATCTAGAGAAAAATTCAATGAAATTTGTCAAGATTTAATTAGAATTGTTGTTAAACCTATCAATGATGTACTAGATTTATGTGAAAAAAATAAAGAAGAAATTGATGAAATTATTATGGTTGGAGGTATGACAAGAGTTCCTATTATTAGATATAATGTTGAACGATATTTTAATAAAGATGTTAATTGTTCTATTAATCCTGATAATGTTGTTTCAATAGGAACAGCAATTCAAGGTTATATGTTGTTAAATTCTAAAATAATTCAAGATAAATTGTTATTAATTGACAGAACAAGTTTATCTATTGGATTAGAAACTACTGGAGGTATTATGGATGTGCTTATTCCTAGAGGGTCTATAATTCCAATAAAAAAAACTAAAAAATATTCAACAGACACAGATTATATGGAATCTATTAATATTAAAATATATGAAGGAGAAAGAAAATTTACAAAAGATAATTTTTTAATTGGAAATTTTGTTTTATCTGGTATTGAAAAACAAAAAAAAGGTATTCCTTCAATTCAAATAACATTTTCAATAGATTCAGATGGTATTATTAAAATATTTGCTGAAGATTTAGATAATCCATTAAATAAAAAATCAATTCAAGTTTCTGGAAATAAACAAAATCTAAATCAAGAACAAATAGACCAAATTATTGCAAATGCTAAACAAATGGATTCTATTGATAAAATTGATAAAATGAAAAAAGAATCATACAATTCAATAATTGATAGTTCCAATAAAATTCTTGAAAATCTTTCAGAAGATTATATTAAAATACCAGAAGAAATTAAACAAACAATTATTACAAATGTTAAAGAAATATTAAATTGGTTATCAAACACAGAATATCAAAATATTGATATTGAAAAATATAAAGAAATATTACACGATTATAAAATAAACTATTCAATATATATTATTCTTCGTTCTGGACCAATTATTGAATTAGAAGAATCCAATGTTGAAGAAGATAAAGATAAAGGTATAGAAATTTATGATGATGATACTAATACCAAAATATATGAAGAACAAATTAACTATTTTAGAAAAATTGTTGATGAATATGATTGTATTGGAAAACAAATAAAAATTATTAAATTTATGGGTAAATCAACTCAATCAACTCAATTAGATGAATTAAATGAATTAGAAAAAACATTTGGTGAAGTATTTAATTTTGCATCAGATAATTTATTAAATTTCTTTATTAATAAAAATTTAACATCTGAATATGTTGATGAAATTGTTAATAAATTATATTTAATGGATGTAAATTTTAAAGAAAAATTTAATTTATTTGATAATGAATTTAATGTAATTTCAAAATTAATTAATAAACTTGAAGAAAAAGAAAATTATTATTTAGGATTACTTGAACTTATGGATGAAACTGTGAAATTTATAGATTTAAATAATTTTACAAAATCTATTGAAATAATTGAACCAATAAAATCAATTGATGATAAAGATGAAATTAATTCAATAAATGATAAATTAGATATAATATTAGAATATCAAAGTATAATATATAAAATGAATTCTGGTTATATTGAATCAGATATGGATAGATTGACTAATATGTTAGAGACTATTGAAAAAATATAAAATTCATTCAGAATTTTTTTTTATATACATTATTTTACATATTTTATGATATTCTAAAATAATTGTTTCTAAATAGTTTTTATATAAATTTATTTTATTTTCACATTCATCATTTTGATTATATATATCTAAACATTTATTATCAATCATATTATTTAATTCAATAATTTCTTTTTTTATGTATTCGATATTTTCTATTGTTTCAGAATCAAATTTCATATTTATTTGCTTTATTATATATATAATATATATTATATATCAAACAATAAAATTAATTTATTTATATTGGAATGTCAAATATTTTTGAATTTTTCATAGCACTATTTGGATTATATGATTGTTCTTTACTTCCTGTTGTATATGATTTATTTTGATTCATCATTGAATTTTCAACAGGAACAATTTTTTCAACATTATTTGGTTCTATTAATTTAACAAGATTATTTCGATTATATTTATTATTTTTGATAAAATCTATATTATTATAATCAGCAAAAGCATCATTTATTTCAAAATATCCATTTTTATCAGAATCATATTCTTCAGAATTATCTGTATCATCTGTATTTATTTGTATTTCATCTGTAAATAAATCATTTATTTTTTTTATTTTTTTACCATTTTTATTTATATATCCCATTTTTGCAATATTTTTTTCACTTGAATATATTGATTTATTATTTGTAGAACTTTCTGTATATTTTTTTTTATTACGTTCATTTATAATACCATATCTTTTGGAACTCACTGAATTTGTTGAATTTGTTGAATTTGTGGAATTTCTGGAATTATTAGAATTATTAGAATTATTAGAATTATTAGAATTATTAGAATTATTAGAACCATCTGATTCATATTCATCACTTGTATTTGTAATGACTATAACAGTATCAGAATTAGTTTTGATTTGATTATATTGTTCTAATTTGTTATTCATATAATTAATTTGTGAAAAAATATCAGAACGTAATAACATTAAATCATTTAGTACAATATTATTAGAATTAATTGAATTTTTAATTTTTAAAATATTTTTTAAAATCAAACTACTAAATCTATATACAATACTAGAATAAATACGTGATATTTTATTAGATTCATTAGTAATTGAATATTTTTCAAAATTATTAAATAAATAAATAATTAATTGAAAATAAAACATTAAAATTGTTTCTTGATAATTATATATATCTGATACATCAAGATTATCAAAATTTTTCAAAGTATCATAAATACAATTTTGCAATTTAATCATAAGATCAAAATTTGATGTAAAAACTGAATCAATAAAATTAAATTCATATGTATCTGATTGATTATTTAAACTAATGATAAATAAATATCTTTTAATACCTAAATCATTAATTTCATTTGATATAATATATTTTAAAATATTTTCATTATAAATTTTACATTCAATAACTCCAGAACTTATATTTGTAATTATATAACAATTATCAACATCATTCCAATCAATTTTTACTGTTTCACCAAAACCATTTGTTTGGATTGGAACTGGAATTGAATTTAATTTCATTTGATATTGGGATTGATTTATACCTTGTGTTTCAATATTACCAATAAACATTTTATTACCATTAATTAAATTTGAAACATCGTAATTTTTATCTTTATATCTATCATAAGTAAATTCTCTATTAACAACCGGATTTTGTATTTGTAAATTAGAATGAGCATCTCTACCAATACCACCTGTTTGTTTTTCTTCAATATTATTAATATCATTTGAATTATTATCACTTTGTATATCTTTATTCGCTTGTTTAACCATATTTTGTAATTCTTCTTGTTTAGAATCAGCAAGATATATTACTTTGTTATCAGTATTTTTTGTTTCAGATGATAAATTTGGAATATGTTTATCAAATATATTTGATGATTTTTTTATAGGTTTGGTATTCAACATCTTTATATAATTATATAATATATAAAAAATCTTATATTTAATATTTAGACTTATTTTAATTTACGTTTTTTTTTATCTTCCTTTTCATCATCTTCTTCTTTTTCTTTTTTGTAATGATTATATGATATTCATATAAACCAACAATATATACAATATTCTTTGTTTTCATAATCTCCTTAGATATAATTCATAAGGAACCTTATAATATGGATATAATCATTTGTATATTCCATTATAATTATTGAAATATTTTTACCTACCATTGTTTATGTATCTTCTAATTATATTTTAAATTGTAAAATTAATTTTTTATCAAATATATAAATATTTAATAAATTATTTAAGCTTGAACTTTAGGAGCTTTAGAGATTTTATTTTTGAAACTGTAAGTAATATTTTTAACACTTCCATCTTCATTTTTAATATTAACAGCAACGGGGTCTTTTAAGTGTTCTCTGACTCCAACATAGTTATATTCTTTATGTCTGCTATTTCTTGTACATTCACGAATAGAAAAGTTAATATCAACATTGACACCACCTTTTTGGGTTCCAGTCTTTTTCATATCTTTAATAATAGAACTAAATGCTTTATTGGCAGCTTGTTTTGGTTTTCTACCACAATATCTTCCTTGATATTCATCATTGTAAAATAATTTGAAGTATCTCAATTTACCATTTTGTTCTCCTTCTTCACCTTCAACATCAGCTTCAACTTCAACTTTAGGTTCTAGAGCTGGTTCAGCGACTTGTTTAGTAATTTTTTTACCTCCTTTTTGAACTTGTTTAGTTTCTACAGCAGGTTCAGGTTGAGGTTCAGCTTGTTTAGCAGCTTTTTTACCTCCTTTTTGAGTTTGTTTAACTTCAGCAACTGGTTCAGGTTGAACTTGTTGAGAAGCTTTTTTGCCTCCTTTTTGAGTTTGTTTAATTTCAGCAACTGGTTGGGGTTGTTGAACTGTTTCAGCTTGTTTAGTAGATTTTTTACCTCCTTTTTGGACTTGTTTAACTTCAATAACTGGTTGAGCAACAGTTTCGACTTGTTTAATTTCTTTAGCAGTTTGACTTTTAACAACAACTTTTCCTTTAGTGTTTTTGGTATTCATAATTATATTCATATATACTTTTTATTTCTTTAAATTGTTTTCACTCAATTAATTTTTTAATTAAAAAATTATATTAACTAAAATATTTTATTTTTATCAGCATATTAACTTTTATAAAAAAGACAATATAAATATTTATTGTTTTTAAATTTATAATGTTAAATATAATAAATTATATTTTTATGAATAAATAACAAATTTTTTTTTATATACTAATATATAAGATGACAGAAAATTCATTAAACAAGGAATTATTAAAATGCAATATTTTACAAAATGATTATAAAATATTAAGTAATATTATTTGCAAGATGGAAAATACAATCATTACAAATGAAAATATATTGTTATTTTCTAAAAATCAAGTAATGAAATCATTAAATGAATTAATAAAAAAATTAAATGAATCTTATAATGACAATATAATAAATATATTATCAAAAGATTTAAAATTAAACTCTGTTCAAAATGAATCAATTTATTCCGAAATACCTGAATTAAAATCTGAAAATAGTAATGGTGGAGATTTAAATTCAACATATAGTTCATCAACAAATGATGATTCTGATGAAATAAATTTGTATAATGATGAAAAATCAAAACCCGAAATAAAATCTGAACAAGAAATAAATGTTGAATTAATGTTAAAAAATCAATCAACATTAAATTTATCAAATTCATTAAATAATATTAATAAATTGGAAATTACATCAAATAATGATTATAATATTGAATTGATAGAAGATATAAAAAAAATGAATGTATGTAATTATACAAATTTTTATGATGGAAAATATAAAATATTGTATGAATTATCACAATATGAACCATTTAAAATTATAAAAAATCAAATTTTAATGTTAAGTAAAATAATAGGTTTTTCATCAATGAATGATATAATATATTTAAATTTAAACATTTCAGGATATTGTTTTAGTTCTCAAAACAATATGATATTTGAATTATTAGAAAATATATTTATGCCGTTGGATTATAACATAATAAATATTGATAATGAAGAAGAAACCAATATAAAAATAAATAAAGTAAAAAATTCTACACATATTTTATTATTTAATAATCATTGTGAAATTACATTTAATATTGGAGTAAATTTATTTAAAATAACTGGTTACATTAAAAATGATCCTTTAAATATTTACATAAGAACATCACAAATTTCTAATGAATATCTTTATAATAAAAAATTATTATTTGAAAAAATAATTAATTCAACAGAAACTGGAATAAATATTGATGATATTAATATTTCTAAAGAAAATATAAAAAAATTATTGAAAATTAATAAAATATTTGCTGATGTATATTTTAAAAATTTAACAGTGACTGAAATATTAATATATTCTCCAAATGATTTTATAGAAAAACTTTATGAAGATTTTATAACATTTAATGATTTAAATAAAATGCAATTTGTTAATTTAATAAAAAATTTTACAAAAGAAGCATCAGATAATATTTATAATATGTTTAATATAATAAAATTGTTATTGTTAGGAACAGATGAAAATTGTGTTATGGCATCATTATTGTTCAATCTTTTGAAAGATAAAAAAGTATCAAATGGAAATGAAATAATAGCAAACATAATATATTATCAACTAAATTATGTATCTCAACATAAATTAAAAAAATCTTCATTTAATATTAAAAATGAATTGGAAAAATTAAAAGGTATAACTAATGCTGATATAGATTTAAAAAAACAAGTTTTATTGTCTAAAAATATGCCAGAACACGTTAAAAAAATTTGTTTAGAAAAATTGGATGAATTAAAAAATGCCAATAATGAAACATATAAAATTAAAATGTATGTTAATATATTGGTTCAATATCCTTGGTTATCTGATTTAGATGATACTATGTTTAAAAATGTATCAAATGATAAAACAAAATCAAAATTATTTTTAGAAAATGTTGAAAATAAATTAAATACACAAATATACGGACATAGTGTTGCCAAAAATAAAATTTTACAAACATTAGCAAAATTAATATCAGTTCAAGGAACACATATATCACCTGTTGCATTAGCTGGACCACCTGGTGTTGGTAAAACTAAATTTGCTCAATGTTTGGCAGAATGTTTAGAAATTCCTTTTGTTCAAATAACTTTGGGAGGTCAAAATGATGGAGAATTATTACATGGACATGGTTATACTTATGCTGGTTCTCAACCAGGTCTGATAGTTAAAAAGATGGTTGATGCTGGTTCAGCTCGTTGTATAATGTATTTTGATGAATTGGATAAATGTGTGAGTAAAAATGGCCAAGTAAATGAACTGATGAGTATTTTAATACATCTTACAGATCCAATGACAAATGGTTCTTTTCAAGATAGATTTTTTCAAGAAATAACATTTCCTCTTAATAAAGTAATATTTATGTTTTCTTTTAATGATATTAGTAAAATAGATAAAATTTTATTGGATAGAATGGAAATAATTAATGTTGAATCATATAGTATCAAGGAAAAAATAACTATTTCAAATGACTATCTACTTAAACAATTATGCAAAGATATAGGATTTGAATATGGTAGTATTAAATTTGAACCAGAAATATTATCATTTTTAATAGAAGAATATACATTTGAACCAGGTGTTAGATCACTTAAAAGATCTATTGAAAATTTATTACTTAAATTAAATATTGATAAAATATATCAAAGGGGAATATTTGCTAATGATATTGAATATACAATATCAAATCCATTAATAGTGACAAAAGAATTAGTTAGTGAATATTTAGGAGAAACAAAAGTTGATTATAAAACTATTCATTCTAAAGATATAGTAGGTGTTGTTAATGGTATGTATGCTACAGCAATGGGTTCTGGTGGAATAGTTCCAATTCAATTAACAGGTTATCATGCTGGAAAAACACAAAAATTTGTTCTTAAATTAACAGGTAATCAAAAGAAAATTATGAAAGAATCAATTGTATATTCTTTTACAACAGCAATAAATTTATTAACTCCTAAAGGTAAAGAAAAATTTTTTAAAAAATATCCAAATGGTATTCATATACATACACCTGAAGCAGCAACACCAAAAGATGGACCAAGTGCAGGTGTTGCTTTTACTTTAGCATTTTTATCAATAATGTTAGACCTTAAAATCAATCGTGAAATTGCCCTTACAGGTGAAATTGATTTATATGGTAATGTAACAAAAATTGGGGGGGTAAAATACAAAGTTCAAGGTGCATTTAAAGCAGGAGTTAAAACTATATTTTTACCTAAAGAAAATAAAGAAGATTTGGAAAAAGTTATTAAGGAACTTCCTGAAATTTTTGATGATACAAAACATTACTTTTTTGTAGAACATGTTTTAGATGTTGCTGAAAAAGCATTAATTGATTGGAATACAAAAATACATTATATACAATCAAATAAAAATTAATTCACATTTATATTTTCATTTTCTTTTACTTTTTCTTTTTGTTTATTTTTATATTTTTTATAAAAATCTTTAAATTTTATAATATCATCATTGTTAAATATTTTTTTATTTAAAATTATATTTTTATCTTTATTATAACAATTAACTATATTAAACATATCTATTTCATAAATTCCAAAAAAATCATTATCAACAAAAAGTTTATATAAATCATTTGGAAATAAAAATTTATAATTTTTGTTTGATTTAAAGTATAACAACATTTTATATAATAATTTATTAATTTCATATTTTTTTTTTTCATTTGTTTTTTCATTTGTTTTTTCATTTGTTTTTTTTAAATACATTATTTTGTCAATAATATTTATTTTTTCATGAATATCCATATTATCATTTAATTCTAAATTAAAACTTAATTCATTATTTAAATAAATAAACATCAAATTTAATAATTCAATTTCTTTACTGGTTAAATTATTATTTTTTAAAACATTAAATAAATTACCATAAATACTCCATCTTGTATTAATAATATAACATAAATTGTTGTCAATTAAATATTTTGATAATACATCATTTAAAAAATGTTCATCAATACCATAAATAAAATGTTTATATGATTTACTATATTTTGATTCTTGAAATTCACCAATTGATTTGTGATAAGAAACATCTTCAATATTAAAATTATTTATATTTGTCAAATAATCTACAATGACATTTTTATTGATTCTTTTAATTGATGCAAATGACAAAGCCCATACATATGTATTTAATTTATTTTTATGAAAAATATTATATTTATATGTAAAACTTCTATCTAATGGTCCAGATTTAAACATATATATATTATCAAATATATTTCTGTATTCTTTTTCTAATTTTTTTAAATAATATACAATTATTTTTATATTAGTACTATCAATATCAGATGAAACAACAATATTTGCATCATTGTTTGGAAAATCAAACATAGGAAAAAATCTTACTAATGTTCCAAATAATCCAATATGATAATTATCTTCAATTTTATAATTTGGACAAGAATACAAAACTAATTGCACATTTTTATATTTAGAAATAGTTTCTAATATTTTTTTATCCTTATAAATTGAATTGTCAATAAATAATCTTAATTTATAATCAATATTTAATTTACTTATCATATTATTTAACTCATTTAAACCATCAATATATTTTGAAAAATCTTTATACCCACTGTTTTTCATTTTAAAAAAACAAGCAGACATTATATTTTGTTTTTTAGTATAATCAATATTAAATAATGGAGTAAATTTACATATATCATTTTTTAAATATTCCATTTAATATATAATATTATATATTAAATTTTATTTTTGCTTTTTTAATTCGAATAATAGTTAATTATATAAGTTTATAAAAGATGCAATTTTGTAAGAGATCTATAGCAATATATTTTGTTGATTTTGTTTCTTTTTGTAAAACATAATTTTTATTATTATGTAACAAATGAATTACACACATTTACAAAAAATAGAAACAAATAGTTTTATCCAAAAAATATGTAATTATTATTTTGAATATTGTTGAAATAAATCATTTGTAAAATTAATGTTTAATTTAATAAATTCATTTTCAACTTGTTTTATTTTATTATCTATCTCAATGGTGTGTTCAACAATTAATTTATTATTTATATTACAAATATTATTTTCATCAATTGATAAAATATTAAATAGTGATGATAAATTATATTTAGAATCAAATGTTTTTCCAATATCAATATTAAATCTGATAAATTTAATTTTTAATTCATCTGTGAACTCAATATTTTCTTGATATTTTTTAATTTCAATAGATAATCTATCACATAAATCATTATTAGTTAATAAATTTGTAAAAGGTTCTAATTTTTTATATGCTTTGGTAATTGTTACTTGTGAAACATTAAATTTATCTGCAATAATTTTTTTTTGAATATCTAAATTATTTAAATTAATCATCATATAAATACTTCCAGTTGCTAAACTTATTGGTGTATGAACTGAAGCAATTTGTAATTTTTGGGCATTATTGGATATTTGTATTGCTTGAGAAATAAAATTTTTTTTTACCCTTAATTCTTCACAAAATCTTGTTATAAATTGTTCTGGATTAACTGAATTTAATTTTAATTCAATATTTGTTAATTTTGCTAATTTTTGAAATATTTTACAGCCATTATTTATTACTGTATGTTTTAAGCCAAATAATTCTCCTATTTGTTTTGATGTTCTTGTTTTATCTTTTTTTCTACACGCAAATAATACACAAGCAGCAATCAGACTTTTTCTTTTTTTACCTCTTGTGATTACTGATTTACCTAAATTTTTACCTGTTATATGCTTACATTCAGCAATATTTTTATACATTATTTTTGCATCATCTTCTATACATTTCATGATTTTTCCTTGGATACATTTAGATTGTATAATTTTAAATACTTCATTTAAGCTTCGCTCATTATAAGGCATCGCACTCCATCCATGTAAAGTTTTTATTCTTGAAGAACAAGAACCTGCTATTGTTGTTGCCATTGATGATTGAGGTAATAATTGTGATATTGGATGCGAACATCTATTCATATCTTTTTTATTATCATCATTATATTGAGACCATTCAGCACCACAATCCATTAAACTTGATACAACTTGACCACAATTTGTACATACTAAAATTCCATGTGATGTATCTTCAATTATATTATCACTACCACAGTCTTCACAGTGAATACGTTTAATTGCAGTTTTTTGTTTGTTTTTATTTTTATGACTGTAAATTTTATCATTATTATTATTATTATTTAATATAAAATCGGTGTATTCAATATTGTAATTATTTATATATTCATTTGTATAATCAGGTGATGATGATTTATTTTTTTCATTTACATTATCATTGTACATATCAGCAATCATTTTTTCATATTCACATAAATCAATATCAGATAAATTATCATCTTGATAATCAATTTCCAAATTATTTTTTATATTTGATTTATTGGATTTTACATCAGTATAATTTTTAATATTATTACAAGAACTGAGTTGATAATATAAATCTACATCATTATTAATAGTTATATTACTTATCATATATAACAATAGTATCAATAATTTCAAACTTATTATTATTTAATAATATCAATTTTTTATATATAAATATAACATAAATATTAAATGAATATAAATTTAATATTACATTAAATCAATATGAACAAACAAGATAAAATAAATAAAATATTAAATAAATATGATTGTAAAACAACAATTTTAAAAATTAATTCTCTAAATATTAAAGGAGAAATAAATTTATCTAAATTTACAGATGTTTCTAAATTATATTGTTATAATAATAATATAACAAAACTAATTGAATTATCAAATACATTAAAACATCTAAATTGTTCTTCAAATCAAAATATTGATTTATTAAATTTACCTGATTCAATTGAATATCTTGAATGTGAAGATTGTTATCTAACATCATTAGATATGTTGCCATCAAATATTAAATATCTTAATTGTGCACGAAATAAAATAAATAATTTAACAAATATTCCATTTAGTTTAGAAAAATTATATTGTGCGTATAATATAATTGTTAATTTAGATTGGTTACCTGATGGATTAACAGATTTAAATTGTTCTTACAATAAAATTACCAATCTTGATAATATACCATCTACTTTAACAAATTTAAATTGTGTTTGTAATGATATAAAAATATTGGCAAATTTACCTAGAAATATGATATCAATAAATTTTTATGGAGAATTACCAAACAAACCATATGGATTAAAATTTATCAATGGTAAATGTATTGATAATTAAATAAAAATTGATTTTTTTAATAAATATATATTTATACTTAATACATATTTACATTTAATAATATTATGTCATCTATTACAATAACAAAACCATTTAAACCTGTAGTAAATAAATTATGGTGGGATATTTTTGATTTGATTGATAAAGATATATTGGAAATTACTGAAGAATATTATAATGAGTTGGTAGAAAAAAATCAAAATGTATTTCCAATATATACAAAAATTTTTAATTTTACAAATTTTATAATGCCAGAAGAAATTAAGGTATGTATAATTGGTCAGGATCCATATCATGGAATTTATAAAGATTTAGATACAAATACATACCATCCAGAAGCTGTAGGATTATCATTTTCTGTTCCTCGTGGTTGTCCTATTCCATCATCATTACAAAATGTGTATAAAAATTTAAAATCAAATACACATATTCATACAAATCCAACACACGGAGATTTGACTTATTGGGCTTATCAAGGTGTACTTATGATAAATTCTGCTCTTACTGTTGAGAAATCAAAACCAAATTCTTGTCAGTTTATGTGGGGAGAATTTACTGATGAATTAATTAAAATATTATCAAGTAAATATACTGGAATTGTATTTTTACTTTGGGGTAAACATGCTCATTATAAAAAACTAAATAATATTATCAAAAACCAAGAATCACATTATTTTGTAATATCATCACATCCTTCAGGATATTCAGCAAATTCACCTTATCGTGAATTTAAAAGTTTTATGGATACAGACCATTTTGGATTAGCAAACAAATATTTAATTGAACAAAAAAAAATTCCTATTGATTGGCAAATAATATAAATTATTAGACAATAGGCAAATAATATAAATTATTAGACAATAGGCAAATAATATAAATTATTAGACAATAGGCAAATAATATTAAACATTTAATAATTTATATATTTCATTCATCATTTCTGTATTTCCTTCACAATTATCACAATTTTTTTTTGTATGTTTATTGGTTATTTTATTATTTTTTTTAAAAATTTGTTTATTTTTATTATTGATTTTTTTTTTATTTATATGATTATATTTGACTATTTTATTATTTTTATATTTTTTATGACAATTTTTAAAAAAACTTGATGAAGATGAAGATGAAGATGATGATGAAGATGATGATGAAGAATCACAATTTTTTACACAATGTTTATTTTTAATTTTACACAAATCTTTATCTAATAAATTAATTTCATTTAATAAAGATATTCCAGTTGTAGTGTCAGCTGATTTTATTATTTTTTTAAATTTATTTCTATTATATTTTGGTTGTTTATTACATATTGAACTACAGGTAATGTTATTTATTTTACATTTTTTTATAAATTCAATAATAAAAATAATGGATGTTTTTAAAAGTGAATAAACATATTTAATTATAATATTTAAGAAATAAATAAAATAATTAAATATACATTTACAATTTTTAATTATAAGTGATAATTCATTATTTTTACATGATGAAGAAAAAGATGAATCATTAAATAAAGAACTTATTTTATTGTGTTTGTCGTCAAATGATGAGGAAGAAGATGAAGAATAAGATTTAGATTTAATAAAATTTTCAGTATCAGTATCAGTATCAGTATCAGTATCAGTATCAGTATCAGTATCAGATTTAGTATCAGTATCAGATTTAGTATCAGTTTCAGTATTAGTTATAAATAATTTTGAACTATTAAAATCACTTATATCAAATTTATTATCATTATTTATTTTTTTTTTAATATTATTAGAATATTTCATGTTTATTTTTATATATATATAATAAAGTTTTTAATTTCAAATATAATGTTTTTAATTAAATATAAATGAATATATTATATATATATATATTAATTAATGATTAATTATATTCAAACTTTTTATTCTGTATCAGTTAAATTATTTTATGCACTATTTTTTTGTTTTTTATATATTCCTTTATTCAACAAATGTAATTTGAAAAAAAAAATAAAAAAAAATGGCAAGATTAAAATTATATCACAGCCAAAAAGTGTTTTAGCATTTACATATTTAATATTGTTATTTATTTTATTTAAATGTTTTACATTTAAAATAGTATTATTTATCATAATTTCAATTATAATCGGGTCATTAGTTTTATTTGATAGATTATCACCTAAAATGGATGAAATACTTTATAAATTTAATAAATCTGATATAATGATTTTATGTTGGAAATTACTCCACACAATTTTTGCTGTTATAAATATAATGACACAACCATTATTTTCAATAATAAATGAAAAAATAAATAAAAAAATACTAATGATACAAAATTTTATAACACAAATTACTAATTTAGGTGATAATTCTTCCGAAATATTTAAAATAAGTGATGATATATCAACAATGTCAGATTATATTTTTAAAAGTAATAATGGAAAAACTATAAAGAATATTAAAAAATCAATTAATGAAACTGAAACAATGAGTGATATAAAAACAAATGAAAGCATAACAACAAATGAAAATAATCAAGAAAGTAATACATCATCAAAACAAAATATGGAAAAAAAAATAAATGATATAAATAAAATAATAGATATATCAAATGTGGATAGTTGTGATGATTTAACATTAACAGAAAATACAAATTAATTGTTTATTTGAATATAAATATTATAGGATTATTTAATTCTATAAAAAATTGATTTTTATAATATAAATAAAATAATTTAAAATATCACTTATATATATAATAAATATGCAAATAGAAGATGAAAAAGGCACAGAACTTACAAATAAAAAAATATTTGAGTTATTAGATGCTCGTTTTTCAAGAAAATATATATTATATGAACATTTACACAATAGTTATAATAAATTAGTGGATTCAATAATTAACTATTATTATACAAATGATAATATATTTGATGAAAATAGAGTAGGTGATGTCATATATAGATATAAATTTAAATATGAAGATATATATGTAAGACCATCTTTAAATGAAAATGGTGATTCATTGATGTATCCTTCAGAAGCAAGAGATAAAAGTACAACATATTCAATAAAATTAATCGGGAAAATAACACAAATACAAGAAATATATGATTTAAATACAAAAAGTATAATATCAGTAAAAGAAATTGGAACACCAGTTGAAAAAGAAACTATTTTAAGTATTCCTTGTATGGTTAGATCTAAATATTGTTCATTACAAATAAATCGTGATTATAATAGAAAAGAATGTGAATATGATCCTGGAGGATATTTTATTATTAATGGTTCAGAAAAATATGTCTTATCATTGGAAAAAATGATAGAAAATAAACCTCTTGTTTTTGTTAAAAAAGATGCAGGAATTGAAAGTTATAAAGTAAAAGTAAATTCAAGATCACCAAATCCAAATATAATGATGCAAGGTATTGAAATAAATATGGAAAAAAATTATGAAATAAATATAAAAGTTCCAATTATAAATGAAGTTTCAGTTTTTATTCTTATGAGGGCATTAGGATTAGAAACAGATAGAGAAATTGTTAAATATATTGTTTATGATGAAAATGATATTGATATGTTAAATTTATTAAAAATTTCAATTGATTTATCAAAAAAAGAAGGAAAGAAATTAATTTTAAATAAAGAAGATGCTTATTATAGTTTAACAAATAAAGTTCGTGTTGTTAAAAAATATACTGAGAAAGATAAAAAATTACAATATGATGAAAAAAAAGAACATCTCGAAGCTCTTTTAAGAAATGCATTTCTTCCTCATATTAATTCAGATCATTATGATGATGTGCTAAAGGTTAAAGCTTACTTTTTAGGTTATATGATAAATAAATTATTAAATTGTTATTTGGGAAGAACAGAACCTGATGATAGAGATTCTTTTGTTAATAAGCGTATTGATATGCCAGGAGATTTAACATTTGAATTATTTAAACAATATTATAAAAAGATGTTAAATGATTGTAATAAATTTTTTAAAAAACGTAATTCAGGAAATCATGAAACTCCTCTTAACATTATTAATCAAATTAAACCAGGTAATATAGAACAAGGTATTAAATCTGCTATGATGACTGGTAATTGGCTTAAAAAGAAAGGTGTAGCACAAATGTATCCTAGATTAACATTTTTACAATCATTATCATTTTTAAGAAGAGTTGATGCCCCTTCAGGTGATTCTTCTACAATGAAATTAACAGGTCCAAGACACTATCATCCTTCACAAGTAGGCTTTTTATGTTTAACTGGTGATACAGAAGTTTTAATGGGTGATGGAACTGTAAAATTAATTAAAAATATTGTTAATGATGACATTGTTAAAACATTTGATACAAATACAGGTAAAATAATTAATACTGGAATTAAAAATTGGTTCATTCAAGAAACAAAACAATTAGTTAAAGTTGATTTTGATGATGGAACAATTATTAAATGTACTCCAGATCATAAATTTTTAACACATTCATCAAATGGATTTGAAGTAAAATATGAAATGATACCAATTACAGATGTAAAAGAAATGTCAGTTATTAAATTAAATGATAAAAATAAATTAAGTTCAGTTAAAATTTCAAGTATTAAATACATTGAACCAGAACATGTTTATGATTTTGAGACTATTTTAGATACACATAATTTCTTTGCTAATACACTTTGTACAAGTAATTGCCCTGTGGAGTCACCAGAGCATTCAAACATTGGTCTTGTTAAACATATGGGATTATTAAGTTCTATATGTGTAGGTTCAAATGAACAAGCCGAAATGATTTATAATATTCTGATATCAAATAAAAATTTCATTCATATTAATAATCATTCATCTACACAATTAGTATCAAATATTAAAGTATTTTTAAATGGTGAATGGGTTGGAATGACAGATAAGCCATATGAACTTTATAGTGAAATTAGAAAATTAAAACAGAATGGTGTTATAATAAGAACAAATTCTGTTATTTATGATATTCCTAAAGGAGAAATTAAAATATATACTGATTCTGGTAGATTATATAGACCTTTACTCAATGTGAAGGATAATAAAATTGTTTTAACCGATAAAATCATCAATGAAGTATTAGGTGATAAATCTCTAAAAGGATTAAATAAATGGGACGCATTAATTGAAAAATATCCTGAGGCAATTGATTTTGTTGATATGGAAGAACAATATTATATGTTAGTATCAGAATATAAAAGCAATGTAGAAGAAATGAAAAAAAGAGAATCCAATGTATTTGTAGATTCTAATAAACCTATAATCAATCGTTATGATAATTCTATGATTATAAATTACACTCATAGCGAATTTCATCCAACAACAGTCATTGGTATTATTGCTGGAAATATTCCTTTCGCAAATCATAACCAAGGACCTAGAAATATCTTTCAGTACGCTAACCGAATAGGATTAAGCAACCTATTTTAAAAACGTACAACAGGTGGCTATGAAATGGCAACATTTCTTTGGATAAATATGAACTCATCAATATCCAAAATCAAGAGATTACTTGATGTAGTGAAACTGCCTAGCAGATTATATTGACGGGCTAATTTAATCTTATTACCAATTATAACAAGTTAAGTATTAAGTGTTGATATAATGGTAGGTCTGGTACTCCGGACACCTTGGAATTTTTTAAAATCCCAACATGCAAGTGAGGAGAAAACGGTCAAAATTCTACTTGGAGAGCTAAAACCAAGTAATAAAGGACAAGACCGTCGGAAAACTTCTAAACTAACTAAAATATATAAATATAAACATCAAGTTAGGATATGGAAACGTATTAAGAAGAACCGCTACAGACTGGGTCCCTCGCGGTCATCTAAAATATTTATTATTATGATGGCTCAATGTACAGTCGGGCTTTCACAAACAAATCTGACAATATTTGTGAGTGAAACCATTATATAAGTAATATAATGAAAAGTTATTTTATGAAAATAATGGGCTTTAATTTTAACATATAAATTTAAATAAAATCAAATGATATATATATATAAAATTAAAGTGGAAAGGTTTTCAGCTTATCCAGCGTTGTTTAAATTACTTTCAAATAATATTTAATAATCACATAAATTTAAACAAAGGGAAAAGAAAACAAGTGTCAAGGTAGACAAGCAATGTCAATTTATAGTTCGAATTATAGAGATAGATTGGATATTTCGTATATTTTATACAACGTTCAAAAAGCATTGGTAAATACACGAATAGCAAAATACATCCATACTGATATTCTTCCTTGTGGAGAACAAGCAGTAGTAGCAATAGCGTGTTATACAGGTCATAATCAAGATGATTCTATTGTATTTAATCAATCTTCAATTGATAGAGGTTTATTCCGTTCAATATCATTAAAAAAATATATTAGTAAAGTTGGCAAAAATCAATCAACATCTCAAGATGATATATTTATGAAACCAGATATAACAAAATTAACAGGAACAAGACATGCTGTATATGATAAATTAAATGATAAAGGTTATGTTCCAGAAGAAACATATATTGAAAATGGTGATGTAATTATTGGAAAAGTAACACCTATTCAACCCGCTCCTGGTTCAAATAAATGTTTTAAAGATTCATCAGAAATTTATAAATCAACAGAATCAGCAATCATTGATAAAGTATTTACTGGAATTCACGATTCTGAAGGTAATGAAATGATTAAAATTAGAACTAGATCAGAACGCATACCAAAGATTGGTGATAAATACTGTTTGCGTTTAGATCCTTTTAATCCTTTTGAAGTTTTAACAGATAAAGGATGGTTAAGATTAGAAGAAATAACTTTAAATGATAAAATAGCAACTTTGGTTGATGATAATAAAATTGTATATGATTATCCAATTGGAATTTATAAATTTAAATATACTGGTTCAATGTACAGGGTTAAATCAAATGAAATATATTTAGATGTTACAATGGATCATAAAATGTATATAAAATATTCAGATAAAAATCATTTTGAATTAGAAGATGCTAAAAATATTATTGATAAAGATGTAATTTATAAAACATATAATGATTGTATGTCAATAGATGATATGATATTAACTAATAAAAATGAAGAAATATATGAATATGAAGGAATGGTTGGTTGTTTAGAAGTACCTTCTCATGTATTTTTAATTAGATATTATAATGGTGATAATATATATAAAAATGTTTGGACGGGTAATTGTTCACGTCATGGACTAAATTTAATCCATAACAGGAGGCTGTGGGTTTGTGAAAATCCATTTAGAATCTTGAATTAACAAGATACAGTGATACCTCCTAGTCGGCAATATCATCGGGCTAATATCTTATATTTATAATGATATCAAGTGATGATATTGTGGTAGGTTGGAGACATCCAACACCTATAAAACTAAAAGTAAAATATTTAGTTTTTAACAGGCAAGATTTGTGAAAACGGTCAAAATCTTTAATCATCAAGTTAAGACAAGACCGTCGGTATAACCAAGTTGTGAAACTTGGGGAAATCGCTAACGACTGGGTCACAAATCGGTTAACTTTCTTTTAATAGGATAAGTTGGCTTAATGTACAGTCTGCCCCCATAGTGATATGGTGCTATAATGATTAGATTTTATTGAAAAGATAAATCTGGGAAGTTATAGGTTTGGATAATATTAAATGGATATTATTCAAATGATATGCGAAAAAGGGACAATAGGTCTAACATTATCACAATCAAATATGCCTTTTTCAGAAGAAGGTATAAGTCCTGATTTAATCATTAATCCTCAAGGTATTCCATCACGTATGTGTGTGGGACATCTTTTGGAATGTTTATTTGGTAAAGCAGGAGCTATTTTAGGTATGGAAGTTGATGGAACTTCATTTAATGATATTGATATTGAAAAAGTAAAAGATATATTGGAATCTCATGGATATGAACGTAATGCCACAGAATATTTATACAACGGGATGACAGGACAAAAAATGCATGTTCCAATTTATATCGGTCCAACTTATTATCAAAGATTAAAACATTTAGTAATGGATAAACATTTGTCCATAATAGGAGGCTGTGGGTTTGTGAAAATCTATTATCAAGTGTTGAATTAACATCACACAGTATTACCTTCTAGTCGGCAATATTATCGGGCTAATATCTTATATTTAGGATATCAAGTGGTAATATTGTGGTAAGTTGGAGACATCCAACACCTAAAATTACATATTTTAATAATGTGTGATTTAAACAGGCGAGATTTGTGAAAACGGTCAAAATCTTAAATTATTAAAACATCAAAAAATGAGACAAGACCGTCGGTATAACCAAGTTGTGAGACTTGGGGAAATCGCTAACGACTGGGTCACAAATCGGTTGACTTAATCCTTTGTTTGGGATAAGTTGGCTTAATGTACAGTCTATCCCCACAGTGATGTGGAGCCATAATGATTAGATTTTATTGAAAAGATAAATTTGGGAAGTTATGGATTAGAGTATTAAATATAATATTCTAATGAGTAAATGAAAATGCATTCAAGGTCAAGGGGACCAATTACAATGTTAACACATCAGCCTTAACTTACAGGGGGCTTGTTGTATCAAAAGTACAGCTACACATTCTCAAATTGCGGGAACATCTAATTAAAATTACAATACTAAGCCTAATATATAAATTATTAGAGTGGCTCAAGTTAATCACTTGAGGTATAGTAAAAAGTTGTAATTTTAGACAATCCGCAGCCAAAATTTAACAATTTAAATGTTAAATAAGGTTCAACGACTAAACGGGAATGGGCTTAATTTATTAATAATTAATAGGTTTGGCTTAAGATATAGTCTACTCCCACTAGTAATAGTGTCTGTAAGTAGTATTACAGAATATAATGATTCCTTACACAAATGTTTGGATGAATATGGTATAAAGACCAGAAGGTAGATCAATATGGTCTATGTTAGAATAAAAGTTCTAGCAAGTCTCATTTAATTGGGGCAACATTTTTAAATTGCGGGAACAACTTGAATTATTGATACCAAGTTTCTTTTATAAAGAAATGGCAACAGAGAAATCTAGTTGGTATGGTAAAAATTCAATAATGGACGATTAACAAGTAAATCCGCAGCCAAGACTTTAATAGTATATTAAAATACATTTAAGTAAGGTTCAACGACTAAACAGGAATGGGCTAATCTAATCTTATAATGATTGGCTTAAGATATAGTCTACTCCCACTAGTGATGGTGTTTGTAAGTAGTATTACAAAGTATAATGATTCTAAGAAGAAATGCTTAGATGAATACGGTATTTAAGGCAAAAGATGGTGGTTTAAGATGTGGAGAGATTATCACACAATCAAATAGTCTCAGTCATATCAAAAGTATGGCTAGTCTTTACTAAACTAACTGTAAAGGCGACATCTTCAAATTGCGGGAACATCCCTATATAATTTATAATACTAAACCCAATAATATAATAAAAATTATTAAATGGGTGGCTAAAGTCAATAACTTTAGATATAGTAAAAATTTATAAATTAATAGTTAAAAGGGGGACAATCCGCAGCCAAGATTTAACAATTTAAATGTTAAATAAGGTTCAACGACTAAATGGAGATGGGCTTGACTTGTTAATATATATATTAATAGGAATGGCTTAAGATATAGTCTAGACCCACTAGTAATAGTGTTTCACAAGTAGTATTGTGGGAGAATAGTGATTATGGAAGTAAATGTCTATATGAATTCGGTATAATCGGGAACGTGATGCTATCATAGCACATGGTATGAGTAAATTCTTAAAGGAAAGATTTTTAAATGTGTCAGATGCCTATTCTTGTTATGTTTGTGATATTTGTGGATTATTTGCACAAAGAGTTATTAAAACTGAAAATAAATCAATACCGCAATCAACTGATACATATCAATGTGTGGGATGTAAAAACAAAACAAAAATATCTAAAGTAATTATTCCATATGCATTTAAATTACTTATTCAAGAATTGATGTCAATGAATATTGCACCAAGAATCAGAACATCTCAATATAATTTATAAAAAATATATAAACACATAAATATTTTTTTGTAATTTTTAAAATATATAAACACATAAATATTTTTTTGTAATTTTTAAAATATATAAACACATAAATATTTTTTTGTAATTTTTAAAATATATAAAGATATAAATATTTTTTAATTGCGTTTATTTTAAATTTTTATCCACCAAAATATTAAAATTATATAATATTATATATATACTATGATTTCAAACAAAATTTGCCAATTAGCTAATTGTGCTACTAATGCTCTTGATAAATCAGTTTGTTCTATTGTTTCTGTTGCTGCCCTCGAACAATATAATTGTGTTGTTGAATATATTAAAAAATTTACTTGTATTGATATCAATGAATTTTTTGGATATATTGCTCTGTTAGTTCTTTTATGTTGGGTGTCTCAATGGTTGGCTGAAATTATTAATTTTATCTGCAGAACTATTCCCAAATTCTTTAAAAATCTTTTAAATTGTAAATTTTCTTTATGTTTATTGGACTGTGATAAAAAATGCCACAAATCTTCTTCTTCTTCTTCTTC